TTGAGGTAATTATTGCTTGAGATTGACCACCAAGTAATTGAGTAACATCATCATTTACTTTGTATCTAGTGCTAGTATCAACACTTCTGGAAATGGTTGGTTGAGTGCTAGCACTTGCTGCTTTTTTGGCAGCAGGCAAAAAGTCTCGATACTTACCAGTGCGATAAACAGTCCAAGCATCAAATCCCTGGAGTTTAAATATTTCATAAGCAGCTTTGGCGTTTGTAACAGGATCAAATAATTCTTTCTTGTTATCTATACCAAATAATTTTAATCTTTCATCAGCATATCTAGGATCCATGTTGATTTGCCATAATCCATAAGAATCCTCTCCAGTATTTCCTTCAGGATTATATCTTGCACCAATATCACCACCAGACTCTGCCAACGCAATTGAAACCATTGTTGGAATATGCTTTTCTGGAATACCTGCCGTTTTAGCAATTCTTGCGATTTGTTCAGGACTTGCTTTACCACCTGAAGGAATCGGATCTGATCCTTCAGATGATGGTGTACCTCCAGGATCTGATTTATTAGAATTATTGTTATTGGTAGGGTCTTTTTCAGTTTTTATCCCTAAAACACCTTTGGCAAAGTCTCCAAGATAATCAATTAAATTAAAATTTCTTAATTGTTGCTCTAGACTTAAAAAATCTCTCTTAACTTCCGCAGCACCTTGTTGTGTTTTATCTGATGCAGTATCAACTTGTTTCTTTTGACCCGAAAAATCAAAACTTAATATCTTTGTAAGGGAATCTCCAAGTTTTGAGGTAAATCCAGTAAAAAAGTTTATAGTTCCTTCAAACCACCCTTTTAAGATGGCAGCAGCTTTTTGTATTCTACCAATAAGATCTTGAACTGTGTCAATTATAATTGGTAAATTGGTAACAATCCATCCAACTAAAATTGTTCCGAGGAAGTCCATAACTCTTCCAAGAAATCCTTTCGTACTACTACCAATAACTTTTGCAGTTCTTCTGAATATACCACCTACTCTTGATGCTTCAATTTGATCTTCTTTTTCTCTTCTTCTAACCGCTTCTCTTCTTTTTCCAAATAATTCTCTTCTTTTAATTATAGAATTTTTCTTCTGCCTGTTGCTCTCAGTGAATCCACGTATAATCAAAGATGAAGTACTATTTGCAGCACGTAAGCTGACACCAAAGGCATTGATTGAATTTTGTATTGCTTCAATACTATTAGTATTCTTTAGTAGCGATGGTTTTATTGCCATTATACACCTATCACATTAAAGTTGGACATAGCACCAAATGTATACATGTTATCTTCATTTCTTGTAGCATAATTTTCTACCTTACCAATTATTCCCCCAGATACAGGAGCTGGTTCTTGTGGTTTTGATGCACCAGAACTTACTGGTATTGGTAAAACATTTACAGGAGGTTCTGCTGGTGGTTGTGAAACTCTTTGTGCAACTTGTTTATTTTTACCCATAGATTCCAACATCGATGGTGGAAGTTTTCCATATTTACCGATATATTTTTCTTGCTTAATATATTCTGTTGTTTCAGGATCAAGAACCTTCTTATCAATTTTTCCTTCAGAACCTACTGGTTTATTCAAATCAACTTCCCCACTGCCAAAATCAGCGGTCATTTTTACTAAACCAGATTCAGCTTCTTTGGTTGGACCTGGTGGTTCTGGTCCTTCAGTTTTATCATCCTTTGGAACCAAACTAGTCATAATATCAGTAGCGATATTAGCTGAAAGATTGGCAGAATTTTGAAGAGATTCTATTGATGATGAAGGTCCACCCTTTCCTTCTAAATTTTCTGATAGATCTCCTTTTCCTGTATCAGTTTTTATATCTGGTGTTGATTGATTTGGTTTTTCTATTTCAGGTGCTGGTTGGTCTGGTGGAGTATTTTGTTCAATTTCTGGTGATGATTGATTGCCTTCAATATTAGTTTCATTACCCTCATCTGTTGGTGCTTTAATTGGTGTGTCGTCTGTTTCTGTGCCCTCATTCAACTTTCCTGCATTAGGAAATGGACTTTCTTGACCAAGGAAATTTGCAATAGCATTAGCAGCAATCTGTGCTGCATCTGCAACAAATTGAATTAATTGCCTACCTGGTTTTGTAAATAATCCTATCGCTGCTAATGCTAATAATTTAACACCAAGAACAGAGAATGTGCCTAGGATTGCAGCAATACCTAGTTTAATACCCACATATATTCCACCAATTATTGCTAAATTCTTTGTTACATTGAGAGCTATCTCATTTAATTTATCTCTATTACCTTCACTTAGGGCTTTCAGAGTTTGCACTCCTTGATTCAGTAACCAACCACCAAAAATAGATATAAAGAAATTTTGAAGTCTTCCTAAAGTAAATTGTGCTCTCGAAGCAAGTTTCTGTGCTGGTGCTAGTGCTGCTGCTTGTATCTTCTTTTCAATTACACTTTCTTTACCTTCTCTGAGTTTTTGTTGTGCTAATCTATTCTCTAACTCTAACTCTTGTTCATCTTTTTGTCTTTGAAGTGTTTGTGCAGCAGATAAGTTACTTGCGATAACACTCAATGATCCAGACAAAGACTGCATTTGTGCAGTCAATCCTTGAATCTGATTTGCTACTACACCAAGTTGTAGTGAGTTTTTAGTTATTAACGTCCTCGTTTCGGCACCACCATCCACAGCCATAGGAGCAACTGCCCTGCCCGTGTAAGCTGAGGCAGAAATCCTAGGTCCTCTACCAAATATTGGAGAAATCTCAACCATTCTGCTGTTGTGCCTTTAAGTTTTCTTCTTCAATATACTGTTGGAGGAAAGCAAGATATACTTCTTTCTCCCAAGGTATCATATTCTCTAGTTCTGTCAAGCTATATTTATGGTGTTGCATCAAAGCAAAGTTGATTCTAAAGTATGACTCAAGATCTGTATGAGCCATACTTACCCGAAAAAACTTGCTAATCCCTCCAAAACAATCTCATTATCGACACCAGTGTTTGGATTCTTAACTACAATCGTATGCGAAAGTTTTGGCATAGTAGAAAAGAATGTTTCAATTTCTTTAAACTGTTTTGAATTTAATTGCTCAATAAATTCTTTCAACTCTTTTTTAGAACAATCTGCTGCAGACCAAGATTCTTCTTCATTATAAATTTGCTCTATACATGACATAATAATACCAAAGGTATCTTCAAGATTTGCATCATTAACCACAAAGTTATTCTGAATGAATTCATTCATAGATGGATATCTCATTCTAAGAGTTAAACGATCATCAAGTTTTATATCTCTTGAATGTTTTTCATCATATTGAATTTGAATTGAATCTAAGTCAATGAAAGTTGGAACTTTTGTGGTTCCGTCATCTGGGCATGTAACTAAAACTTCTACTTCTTCACCAACAGACTTTCCACGAATGTTGAGAAATAAGTATTCAATATCAAAAGTCGAGAGTTCCTCTACTTTAACTCCACGAGTGACGATACAATTTTTTATTACATCCTTGACTGCACTAGCAATTTGTTTTGTATCTTCGCTTTCCATAGCAACGATCAAAACTTTCTCTTCCTTTACCAAGAATGGTCTGTACTTAATTTTTTTCTTGGTAGATGGAATCACCAACTCGTAAGTTGGCGTAGCAATTTTTGGTAAAGGCATAATATCCTAAACAATTCAGTAAAATTATTTAGTGACGTTATTTGAACCTCCCCCTCCGTTTATAAAATTAGCACTTCTCAATTGAGTATTAGATAATATTGTTGTTGCATCATCAAACAAATCATTATTGCTGGCATATCTTTGAGTATTAGAGAGAACGTTTCCAAAATTAAAATTCTCACCAAATACTGTGCCTGAATTAAATAATCTAGCGTAATCTACCTCATTACCAGTTCCAGTTCCACTAGGTGCAGGATCTTTATTTCCTTCAGTTTTGAATAATTCATTAATTGAACGTGATTGACCAGAATAATATCTATCATAATGAAATGATGCGGTTGCTTTTAATACAGTTGATCCTTCATAAGATACTGGGGTAGAATTCAATGATATTGGAAATAATCCAAAGAATCTATATTCAACATATCTCTTGTAATCTTTTTCAAACTTTATGACTCTAGTTTCATCACACTTATATTCGAGTGGATATCTCATTCTATAAAAATATCCATTACGTAGTGGAGATATTGCTGAATTGACTGTTTCAGTTCCACTACTAATAAACTCCATCCAATGTTCTAAAAACTTCAAAGACCTATATCCAGTATCAACGTAGAAATCTAAATCAATTTGAACAAATGTTCTTGTGTGAGCGAATTTTTCCGCCACTCCTGGAAAATTTCCTACAACATCTGCTGTGGCAAATCCACTTCCAGGTAATGATGCTCTACAACATAGCAGAGATAGATTATCACCAATAAATCGATAGTCCAAACCTCTAAGTTTTAAATGCTCTCTTAAGTTACCACTTAATCCACCAAACTCAAAAATAAAATGAGAGCTCTGTGCAACTTGTGATAATACTGGTGCTATTTGAGATATCTTTTTTGGAAGCGGTCTAGGCACTCTAAATATTTTATATTGATTGTTAATTATTTAGATGTCATATAAGGGAAAATACAAACCCTCTTATCCCAAAAAATATAAGGGTGACCCTACAAATATAGTGTATCGTTCTCTTTGGGAACGTAAGTTTATGGTTTATTGTGATAATAATCAAAATGTTCTTGAGTGGCAATCAGAAGAATTTTTCATACCATATCGCTCACCTGTTGATAATAGAGTTCATAGGTACTTTCCAGATTTCTTCATAAAATACAAAGATGTAAGTGGAAGAATAAGATCATCACTTATAGAGATAAAACCATTAAGGCAATGTTCTCCTCCATCAAAACCAAAAAGGCAAACTAAAAAATATCTTAGTGAAGCATATGAATACGCTAAGAATCAAGCAAAGTGGAAAGCAGCACAAGAATTTTGTAAAGATAGAAAGTGGGAATTTAAAGTAATGACGGAGAAAGAATTAGGTATCAAGTAATGGCAAAGAGACCAACAGATACAGATACTAACGTAAATAGAATCCGTTCTGCTGTTGATGAAATGACAGGACTTGCTGATCCTGATGATAGGATGCTGGGAGTTCTTGAACTTTTGACACCATCTTCTGCTAGAGAAGTAGTGCCAGGAAAAATATATTTGTTTATCTACAATGCAAAGACACCAAATATTCTTTATGATTCAAATCCATTCATTGCTGTTACTGATGTATTCCAGTGGGGATTTAGAGGATTAAGTGCTCATTGGCGTGAACCACGTCAATATACATGGAGTGAGGTAGGAAGTGATGTTTATGAGATATACAAATCTGAAGTAAGAGATATACTAAGGTTATCACTTATGAATAAGCGTCTAAATAATTAAAAATTTATCATTTATATTAACTAAATGCGGCGTACCTCTCACTTCAATAACTCTTCTGATGACGAGTTAGATTTAGGTATTAAGATTACAGATTATAAAAAATATTCCTCTCTTTTCTCTCAAAAGGGTGCGCAACCCCCCGCAGAACAAGAGATAAAACCTGCTGCAAGTTATCAATATCCTTTGGATGCAGATGTTAATAATCAGGATATGTTGTTGATAAGGATTTTTAAACAGATTGAAAATCCTATGAAATTTTCTGATATGGTTGGATATCAGTATAATACAGAGAATGGAAATGTTATAAAGGGATCTGGACAATTAGTAAAGACTGGTAAAAAAGGAGAAGAGAAAGTATTTAAAAGAGCAACAACCAAAAATGATAGGTTTAGGCAACAAAGTAAAGAAACTATGAAAGGGGATTCCAGATACATCTGGCTTCCTATTCCACAACAAGTTTCAGATTCTATTTCAGTTAGTTATGCAGAGGATACATTAAATCCTATTCAAGCAGCAGGTATGGCACTTGCTTCAACTGGTATAAATGATCCTGGTAAGATGGCTGGTCAAATAGCTCAAGTGCTTAAAGATGTGACGACAAAAGGAGCAGGACTAAGTGACCAAAATATAAACGCTCTTCAGACAGTGTTAGCAGGAAAAGCAATCAATCAACTTGGTGCTAATGTCAATCCACAATCATTAATAACTCGTTCATCTGGTCAGATCTTACAATCAAATTTAGAATTATTATTTAATGGTGTTACTTTAAGAACATTTCCATTTGTTTTTGATTTTACCCCAAGAAGTGGACCAGAATCAGAAATGGTTAGGGATATAATTAGAACCATCAAGATGGCAACAGTTGCCAAGCAGGGTGATGGTTTGTTCATCAATTCTCCAGATTTATTTCAATTCCAATATGTTTCTGGTGGTGAAAATGATCATCCATTCTTGAATAAATTTAAGATTGGTGTTTTAGAAAATGTATCAATTGATTACACAGCTTCCGGAACTTATGCAACCTATCAAGACGGAACTCCTGTTCATATAAGAATGTCTTTAACGCTAAAAGAAATCAATCCAATTTATGAGGAAGATTACAAAATCGAACCAGAGGGAGTAGGTTACTGATGTCATATTTTAGAGAACTTCCAGATTTATTATATCAATCAAATTTACTTCATAAGACTTCTTCACAAGATTATGTCTTAATAAAAAACTTATTTCGCAGAGTAAAAATAAAGGATTACCTTAATGATAACGTTGCTTACTTTAAGAAATATACTATTGGAGATGGAGAGAGACCTGATACATTGGCCAATAAACTATACGGTTCTCCAGATCGTGATTGGATTGTAGTGCTGAATGCAGGTATTACTAATATAAAAGATGAGTGGCCATTAGGTTCTTATGACTTATATCGATACGTGGAAGATAAGTATGGTGTAACTAAGATGAATAATATACACCATTATGAAACTGTTGAAATCAGAGACAATCGTGGAAGATTAATTTTACCACCAGGTCAAAAAGTTGCTCAGAATTTTACTATTAAAACACCGTATAATGCATCTGATGATAATTTTTATATTGCAATAAAACCTCTATCTGAAAATCAATACTATAGAGGCATGAATCAGGATATAAATCCTGTGGTTGGTATTTCCAACTATGAGTATGAGACATTAAAAAATGAAGATAAGAGAGAGATTGATATCATGAAACCCTCTTATCTTCAGCAATTTTTAAATGATATGAGAACCTTGATGAACTATGATGAAAGTTCTCTGACAATCAATAAGAAACTAATGACCACAGAGAACACAAGACTCATCACTTAAATAACAAATTAAAGTATGCCGCAATCACTAAAAGTGTAAGGCATATTTGATTGTATTTCACTATCAATCTTCAGCAAGTTTGGCGAAGTATGAAAGTGCGTCATCATCTTCATCAGATGAAGAACTGGAAGTTACGATGTCCTCTGCGTTGAAGTCACCAGGAGTGGAAGTTACCGTAGGAGTAGCACCACGGTTCTCGCGGCGGAACTCTTCTTCTTCAATCACTGACTCTTCATCTTGGAAGCGGGGAGTGCCCTTGTTACCAAGAACATAATCAAGACGCTTCTTCAGAGTGTCATAATCTTTGAACTGATCGGCAGCAACAAACTCTTGAAGAGAGAATTGCTTCTTCCAAATCGCTTCCATTGCGTCATCGTCGTCCAAGAGTGCGCTCTGGGCAGCGAACTCAGAAGAATCGTAGTTACGATAACCTGCAACGTTCTTTGCTTTCAGTTTGAAGTTGGCACCTTGCCAGAAGTCGAACGGATCGATTGCCTCCTCATCTTCAAACTCAGGTTGCATAGCAGCAGTGAGTTTGTCGAAGATTTTCTTGCCATACTTATACAGCATGACTTTGCCTTCGTTCTGAGGGTTAGCGGGATCTTTCACAACATAAATGTTGCTGATATAAGTCAGTTTACGCTTCTGCTTACGAGCAGCATCTTTACCTGCATCAGTGCCATTGTTCCACAGC